CCCTACCTGTCCTTTTTCATCTTCTATAATTCCGTATACTAATTTAATCTCACCGCCATTATGACCGCCTACCATGATACTAGGTGACATTACCGTACTGTATTCCTCCCACCTGTGAAAGAGTGCTTTCTTACCGTTTACTAAACAGGGTCTTAACTCTTGCTTTACTTCAATACTGCTTAAACTTGCCACTTATTACTTACCTCCCTAAGTTCCATATCTGTCTACTACCAGTTTTACTATAACGTTCTTTAAGGTCTCATTATCAGACCTAGCTATACGTAATTCTTCACGTAGCTTTTGGTATTCCTCATCCAGCTTATTAAAGGCTGCTTGTAATGTCTTTTCACTCTCTGCGTTCTGTCCGTAGTGTTCAAGTGCTTGCTCTACTCTGAATACTTGTATAAGTTGTGAGCCATTTGTGTAAACTTCGTCACTATCCTTAAAAGAATGACTTTTAATAAATTCTTGTATTGTTTTTGGAAATGTCATCTTGTCTGCCATTACTTACACCTCCCAGTTAATAGCCTGACCGCAATGACTACAGAAATCATGTTTTTCCTCATATAACTCCTTAGCTACTCTACGTGCTACAGCTCTCTCACAGTCAGGACAGACCATAACACCAAAACGTCTTTCTAAAGGTTTCTTTGGTATATGTTTGTCTGATAACAGAAAAGGTCTATTTTTACAAGCCTCCACTATTTTCTTTAATTCCTTATCTTTTAATACTCTGCTACATTTGACTGTTACAATATGTGGACCTTTAACCGTTCCCCCAGTCTGTACCTCATCCTCCTCCAGCATGATCTTAAGCCCCACTGTCCTAGCGTAATCATGCTCTAGCGTTGCACCTGTACTATTCTCATATCCCTTTAAGAGATAAATAGCGTCACAGTGCATTAATTCACATAAGCCCATGTTTATATATTCCCTGTATGTAAAACCCTCGTTTTTACATGGGTTAATTACTGCGTGACCGCTCTCTTTTAACCGCTCCTCTGCTGCCTTAAATTGTTCCTCATAATTTGGATTGTCTGTTATTGCTCCAGCTATGTATACTTTCATTCTTTTATTTCCTCCTGTACTGCTGCCGGCTAATTCAAATAAACTACTACTGTTAATATCAGAGTGACTAAAAAACAGAGTGTATACCTTTTAGCCGCTGGCTTGTCCTCTGTGCCAATCATTGCCACTGCAAATAAACCTACTAAACAAATTAAAATCCAAATCATTGTTAAACCCTCCTGTTACATTATGCTAATTATTAAAAGCGCCCAGTATTGCCAGTCTTTAAATGTAATGTTTTTTGTATAACATATACAGGCGCAAGCTATTGCTAAAATATACTTTCCCATACTACACGCCTCCGTTATCTGCTGTTAGATGTCTCTCGCATATTTCCACAATATGCCTACATAATGCCTCTGGTATAATACTCCGCTCTTTGCTATTCTTTAACCCCTGTGAGCTGCCGGCTGTGCGCGATCCTCTTGGTGCTGACACATGGCACGGATCACCGTTTTTACACATGGGCTTAAACTGTGGGTTAGGGTGATTAGTCCATATGTCTGTTGGTTTCATGCGTGTATCTCCATACTGGCAATAGGTGACTGTATAGCGTGGGAGACCTTGCATAAAATTCATTTTTCTCATCCCCCCTCTAGGGTTTTCAATAAAATAATATTTGGGGGCAAGTTCTTTGATTAGTTTTAATACATTTTTATCTACCTGATCGCAAAACTTAGCATAATCACTAACAGGGTCTAAATTGCCTGTCTCTGGGTTTTTTCTCCTGTGGTGGCTTATAGCCGCTATGCTAAAAGTAGTACAGTCAGGTGACGCCCATATAACGTCAGGTCTACCAAACTCACTTAATATCTGTTCTGCTGTTAATTCTCCTATGTCAGTATAGAGACTAATATTTTCAAAATCTTTATTCCACTCCACAGAAAAAACTTCATGTCCTCTAGCCTCAAAAGCCTTTCCTATGCTTCTAGTGCCAGCAAATAACTCTAATACTTTCATTCAATCTTATAACCCTCGCCTTTCTGCTGCTGCCTCACCCTCGTATACTCTTATACAAGTGCGGTGGTAAAATATAAGTTCTGTTAAATGTTCCTCTTGCGCTGCTAAAATGTCTCTTGCCTCTCTCAGCTTTGCTACTTTCTCTAAGCCTCTACAATAATCATACAGAGCGGTGTTAGCCATGCCCTCAGCCTTTGCTTTTGCCATTTCACGCCCTAACTCCGTCCTGTACTCATATTCTGCTTTTGCCCTCTTTTCAGAGACCTCATAACGCTTATCTATAACAGACCTTAGTTTTCCTATACTCTCATACAGATTGTTTACTATTGTCTGCATTGATTACCTCTTTTCCAAAGAGCTTTTTAACACACTCATTACAGATGTATATTTTTGTTTTTCTCTTTGTGTGTATTTCCTGATACTGTCCGTTTATGATCTCTTTGCCGCAATCTCTACATATAACCATGCTTACTCCTCGCTATGTCTGACTGGTAAGACCAGCTTGACATTATCTTTTAAATCTTTAGCTGTTGGTCTAATGATGACCGGCTCAGTTTTGTCTCTTATCTCAATCTTTACATGACTCTTTAAGCCGCCACCCTCTACGCTTTCCAGCGCCTTTTTTAACAGTTTAGCGTCTACATAGATACTGGCTGCTGCCGGTGTATTTGTTGCATTACTGATCATGTCGTTTACTTTGTAGTACTCACCGGCTGGCTGTATAAAGCCTGTAATATTTTCGCCTACCGTTACAAAACACCTTTCACCTAACAGCTCCAGTTCTACGTTTCTGTCTCTCTTTGTAATCTTAGGGATATTCGGTTTGATAAAGCATGTAAAAGAGCTGTCAGCCTCTTTTACCGTTCCGTATTCTACTGAGATCATCCAACCGTTTAGCGCTGTGGCTTTTATCTTTTTCGCCTCTGCGTCTATTTCCAGATAGATATAGTTCATTAAAGCATTATAGTTATTGCTGCTTAGAAAACGCTTTGTATTGTCTACAAGTCTCTTAAACTCAATACAGTCTATTACTGCTTTCATTTTCCCTCCTATATGGCTGCTGCCGGTGGCATTTAACCACCGACAGTAAAGCCTTTCCTAATTCCACGGTAATTCCTCGTCAATGCCGTCAGGAATACTCATAAAGCCGTCTGAGTTTTCTGGTGCTGGCTCTGGTCCATTGTCAGGACTGCTGCCGGTCTTTTCACCAGTAAAAGACACTTTTGATACCCTCACTTCAGCTGTCGGTATCTTTACACCGTCTCTGTTTGTATAGCTGCCAATTTCCAGAGCGCCGGTTACTGCGATCATGTTACCCTTATAAAAATGCTTGTTTACAAATTCGCCGGTTTTCCCCCATGCTACACAGTTGATAAAGTCCGTTTTAGGTCTTTCCTCGCTGGACGCTTTATAGTCACGCTCTACCGCAAGGCTAAACCGTGTCACAGTCAATTCAGTATTGCCCTGTACTACTCTTAACTCTGGGTCTCTGGTTAAACGCCCCATTAAAATAATTTGGTTAAGCATTGCCTACCCCTCCTTACTTACTCTGGTGTTTAAAGAGCTTATCTTTAACCAGCTGCACAAGCGACCCGCCGCTTTTCTTAATGTGTTTTCTGTTTTCCGTTCTGATCTTCTGCACCTTTGCTTTTCTCTCAAAATCTGCAAAATTCCCAGCCATTACATTTTTATTGTATGTTTTGTGACTTCTTTCTCTGTGTTTGTTTCTACTTGCCATTGTTCATGTCCTCCGTTAAATCTTCTTTTACATACAGATACATATTTACACCCTTATCTTTCATAAGCTCATCAAAAATAGTCTCTTTTCTGATCAGCTCTACATATCTGTCTAAGTCAATAGTTACTGTTGATTTTCCCATGTTGCCGCCTCCATTTTCTGTACTGCTGCCGGTCGGGTAAGCTAACATTGCAACTGCGTCTAATTTTTCTTTGCTTAAAGGTCTACTTTTCTCACTTGTTGTCACGCCTTGCCTCCTGTCATGTTGTCAAACACGGTCATACAGCGGTCATAAATGTCTTTTGTCATTTCTGGTAAACTCTCGATATTGTACCGCTCCAAAATACTAGCCTCTTTTACGCCTTTTTCTTTCATGCGCTCTATCAGGTTTAAGTACTCATCTAATGTGAGCCGGTCACTAATGTTATCAGCGTCAAAAGCCATTTGATAAAGGCAGCGCTTAGCGTTCCTTACCGTCATGCCGCTACTGTTGGTTTTCACCTCAAAGAAAATACTTTCCTCTATGTCATCCATGTTTACCAGCCTTAAAATGGCTGTTTTTCCATAGGAGTAATAGAGCGGTAGCACTCTGTGATATTTTGTTTTACGGTTCACCGCCTCCAGCAACTCTTTAAAGGTCCTACACTTTTCTTTTTTGATACCCTCCCTGACTTTTGAGAGCTTTTCATAAATGTTACTCTGCTGCATTTGTGGCACCTCCTACAAATTTGATATAATATTCTTTTAACTCTCTATCTCTCATCTCTACAGCGTAAGGGCTGTTTGAGCTGCTTCCAGAATGTGCATTATATACAGAGCTGATAGAAACGCCTCTTTTCTCTGGTGTAAAAAACCATTTAATAAAGCTAACCCACTGATCAATATTTCTGTTCATTCTGTCGGTGTCATACGCCAGAGGTATCATACTTATTAAGTGAGTCCTTACATAAAGTTTCTTTGCTGCTTTAACCTCGCCCATTTCTACCAGTCTGTCATGTGCATATTTAATACGTGACAGAGCGGTTCTGACAACCTCAGCCATGAAGTCTGTTATTTCAGTCTCGATAATAAACGGTCTGACAAAATCATTTTTCAGGCTGGGCTTTTCACAGTTGAGCATAACCAGAGCTTTGATAACGATATCCTCATGTGTATACTTGTTTATCTGGCTTTCTTTCAGTGCCTCTGTAAAAATCTCATGTGTACTAAGCTCTTTGATCTTATCGAATGACTTAGCCTTTACTCTGGTTAATTCGATAGCTGTGAGAGCCTTACCGTTATTAAGCCGGTAAAACATTTCGTTTACTTCCTCGTCTGTAATATCCTCAAAGTAGTAAACAGTGAGTGAGTAGCTTATAATATCGTCCTGTTTTTCCTCTGGCAGATCATTAAAGTATTTGCCCTCATATTCCTCACTGACGCCCTCCAGAGCATACTCATTATTGAGGTAGCCACAGATAGCACTTGAGCGCTGTTTACCGTCCAGCATGTCAAAGACCTTGCTTTCATCACGCTTAGCGTAAAAAGCCGGTATAGGATAGCCTAAAAGCATACTCTCTATTAAGAGTGACTTACGTTTAATATCCCACACGTAACCACGCTGTATAGCGTTATCAAAAGTGATATTGCCGTTCATGCACATTTTAGATAACTGTCTGGCGTTCCAGTTAATATTCATTCTTTTTAACATTTTCTCACCTCCTAAGTTTTGTTTTCAAAACTTTTTACTTAAAAAAATTTATAAGTAACTCCGTCCAAAATCATTTATAAAGTCCGCTCTATCTCCGTATGTTTCCTCGTATATCTGTTGAGCATGGCGCTTTATAAATAAATCAGTTTCACGGTTTTTATGTGCCGCTCGCTTGCCGTTCCTGTGGCATGTCTCACCGCACAGCCAGACCTTTAAGCCCAGCTTTTCGCTCTTTGCCCTGTTACCTCTACCGAAAAATACATGATGATCTTCTAAGCCGTCATAAAAGCCGGTAGGTGTACAACAACCGCATAAAAAGCACCGTTTTTCTTTCTGCATTATGCTTTTCATTTTTTCACCAGCCCATAGGTGGCTACTTGCCGTCTGGTGGTAGGGTCAAACACTTTCCCTGTGACCTCTATAACTCCCTCGTTTACCAGTTCTGTAAGTCTGGGAGCGGTAGCCTGTCTAACTGGAAAAGGTATCTTTTTCTTTTGATACATTGTGTACGCTATCTCTCTAGCTGTCATGTCACTCTCTTTTTCCAGTATCTCAATAATTTCTTTATACATTTTGTTACTGTCCAGCTGATCATAGCTGTCTCTGCGTGTTTCCTCCGTTATGCTCATCTCTGACCTCCTGATAATCTACGCCAGCTCTCAAAAGTCTACCGTTTTTAATTTTTACCAGCCCCAGACTCTCCTTAGCCTGAAACTCTGCATAAGTCATATTGTTCTCAGCTGCCAGTCTTACAGCCTCGTCCAGCTTGTCCTCTCTTGCCCTCTTGCCCATTTCTCCTCCTATCTCAGTCTATAATTAGGTACGCTGTTATCAAACGTGATAATATAGCCCTTACTCATTTCTATTAAGCGGCTGCCTATTGCCTCATCAAAAGCTAACAGCTCACTTATGTTTTTTTCAGTGGATATAATCACTGGTTTTCTTTGCAGATACCTGTAGTTGATAATCTCATACATAATATTTACGTCAGTCTCATTGACCTTGCCTTTTAGCAGATCATCAATAAACAGCACTCTGGCATTTTGTAGCCTATACATTTTGTCTTTGTACAGGTTTTTATTTTCATGCCCTAACAGCTGCTTAAGTTCTGTGACGCTATCCCTGTAAGGCATATATCGCACACCCACGCCTGAGCTGATCAGGTTATTAGCTACCGCCATGCCCAGTGTAGTCTTACCTCTGCCGCTCGCACCACACAGCATAATAGAGTTGATACGCTTGCCCTCCATTGTCATAAAATTCTGACTATATAGAGCGGCTGTGTCCTTTGCATTTACTAACACCGGCTCGTTAAAGGTATTAAACCCTGAAAAGCCTTTTTTGCTGTCCTCCTCGCTTATGCCACTGGAGGCTAATAACTTTATAGAAATCATCTTTTCTCTGCACTCGCAAGGCGTTGCCCATTCATACCCCTGAGCGTCCTTGTGAAATATCCATGTTGAGCCATTGCAAATTTTACACTGTTCCAATTAAAACACCTCTTTACTAGGATTTAACCGCTCTGGCTTAGCGTTTAATATGTGTGACAGATTACCAAACCCTGTTTGACTGCTGCCGGTCTGTGTATTATGTACTGCTGCCGGTTTTGGTATATGATCATCATAATTACCCTCTAAGACCTTAGACATATTGCTGTCTTTGATAAGCCAGTCAAAATTAGCTGACCAGTTACGCCCATTTGAGCCTTTTAAAAAGCTACTCGCCTCAGCCTTTTCAAACAGTTTTTTAAAATCATCAATCTTATAAACTCTCAATCTGGCTTTAATTGCTGTTTTTCTCTTTTCTGATAAGGTGAGAGCTTGGGGGAACGATATGCAAATATCGTTATACATATCAACTATCTGTTGATAATTAACTCTGTCCTTACCTAACTCTATCCTATCCTTACCTAACCTATCCTGTGTCTCCAACATGTATACATCATGTATACATTCATTTTCTGCCGGTATTTCCTCGATACCGTCCAGTGTGTAGGACTTGTTACTTTTAGTACTTAACAGCGCTTTTTCTTCTTGGTATACCGTTTCTTTATAACGGTCTTTTTGTATGTAGTTGTGTATTTTCCAGTGCTTAATAACTACCACGCCACTGTCAAACGGTATAATAAAATTCTTTGCTATTAACAGCTTTAAATCATCATCTCCACAACCTACCATTCGCTGTATCTTCTTAGGATTGTTTATAAAGCCGTCATCATCTGCTCTCATTGAAAGATGAAAGTATAAAGCCTGACTTGATAAAGGCATATCTAAAAAGGCGTCACTGTCTATTATTGTTTTTGCAAACATTCTGCGCTCTGCCATTTGATACCTCCAGACTTATTTTCAAAGTATGCCGCTTTGATCTCGCCGTCATTAATTTCAACTACAAGACCAGTTTTTTTGTTCAGGCTGTCCAACTCTGCCAGCGCGATAGGTGTACTAAATTCTGTTTTTAAATTTCCCACGGTTTTTCCTCCTCGTCTTTTCTAAGCCCCTCAATGCCGATTATAAAGACCTGTGTAGTGTGTGGACACTGTATGAGCGCCAGTGGTACGTCAGTAGGCTTGTTTAAACAATGTGTGCCGTTATGGTTTAAAATTCTAAGGACTCTATAAGTTCCCCCCTCGTCTGGCGTTCTCCTAGTCACAAAATGATCTTCATAGCCCTTTAAGCCTTTCCATGTACCATAACTCGAATATGTGCAGCCTTTGTTAATGACTTCCACATAGTCACCACTTTTAATAGGTTTACCGTTTTCTGCTGCCTGTGCTTTTTTTGCAAGGCGGTCCAAAACTTCTTTTGCACTAATATAAAAGTTATGCTTGTCAGCTGGTGTAAACTCAATCTGTGCTTTTATGCCGGTGAACTTGTCCTGTGCGATCATACGAGCGCCCTCATGGTAAATAACAATAGTTTCACTCAAAAGCTCCAACTGGTCCATATTCATAGGATAGCCTGTATTTGTTGACGGATTTAAAACATTTATTCTGTCAAAAGCAACCATACAAATATTATTTTTAATTTGTGCAATAGTACCTGTATCACCAATCTTTAAGCCTCCATAAAATATATCTGTTGAGGTGGGTTTAATAACTCTCACCCTGTCACCTACTTCAAACTGCATTTTTACCCTCCTTTGTGCTGATCTGATATGTGATTTTTATTTGTTCCTGAGCCTCTAATAACTCTATAAGAGTTTTCAGTATACTCTCACCTGTTGGGTGTACTCCTGTTACTGTCATACTCATTACCTCTTTTAAAAGTACCTGTTTCTAAACTTTTGGAGTAAAAAAATATAAATGAGCGTCAGTAAGCGGAATATGTAACAAGTTGCAAGCCTTAGCTATGTCTGACGTTTTCCACTCTACAGAGCCATTTAAACGCTGATTAAGAGCTGTGTAACTCATGCCCATAGCCTTAGCAAAAGCCGGCTGAGTATCATACACCTCTTTGATTTTAAGTTTTAGTTTTTTGTAGTCCATTGTTTCACCTCCTCTATACATTTGTTTCTAAACTTTTTGCACGCTATTTAGTGCCGGTTTCAAAACTTATTATACTGATATAATTTTGCCTGTCAATACAAAATATTGTTTTTTCTAAACTTTTTTTTGCTTATAACGTTGTTTTTGTTGTTTTTTCTAAACTTTTATGGTAAATTTATCTTACCCTTATATAGAAAGGAGAGAAGAAAATGAATGAATATGAAAGACAGAACCGCATAAGAGAGGCGTTAAGTATTAGAAATATGAAACAGGTGGAATTATGCGAAAAGACCGGCATTAAGAAAAGTTCACTTAATAACTGGTTATCCCAGAGGTGGCAGCCTAAACAAGAGCCAATTATGAAAATGGCTAAAGCGTTAGATGTGTCTGAAATGTGGCTAGCTGGCTATAACGTGCCAATGGAGCGTCCTGTAGCACAGAAAAAAAATGATGAGCTTGTGCAGCTCATCAATGAAATTAGAAAAAGTGAAGAATTACAACACTTATTTAGTTCTATATGTAATTTAACCAGTGATCAGCGTAAGACCATAGAAACTATGGTCAATGAGTTAAATAAACTCAACACTCTGCACTAAGTAAACCTTGTATGAGGTATAGCAGCTCTATATCCTTACACTCTTTCAATAAATTTTTGATAGTTTCAATCAAAAAATCTTTTTCCATAACTACACCCCATCAATCGAACAAATGTTTGTTTTACAAAAATTATATTACTATAACTATTCAAAAAATTCAATAGTAAAATTATGGAGGAGTAAAAATGGCACCAGTAAATAATAAAATAGAACGTATAGCCTGTTATATACGTGTGTCCACTCAGGAGCAAAAACTACACGGCTTATCACTTGACGCTCAGCGTGATACCCTTAAAAGATATGCTGAGGCTCACGGCTTAAATATAATTGAGTGGTATGAGGATGAGGGTATAAGTGGGCGTAAACTAATCAGGAGGCGCCCAGCCCTCCAGCGTATGCTCAATGACGCCAAAACCGGCAAATTTGACCGTATTATATTTATTAAGCTAGATCGTTATTTCAGGTCTGTAGCTGAGTATTATGAGTGTCAAAAGATATTAGAGGCTAATAAAGTAACATGGACAGCCACAGAGGAAAAATATGATCTTACTACGGCAAACGGGCGCTACTGGGTTACCCAAAAGCTGGCTATGGCTGAGTATGAGGCTGATCAGACTGGGGAGCGTATCAGTTTAGTAAATGAGTATAAAGTAAGGACAGGGCAGCCGCTTGTAGGTCCTCAGAGTTTAGGACTGGCTTTTACTGTGGGTAAAGATGAGACAACAGGACTTAAAAACGTTATCCCTGACCCTGATACTAAAGAGCTTATAACTGACTTTATCAATCATTTTTTAACACATCAGTCTATAGCTGCCAGCGTACAATATACAAATAACAAATATGGTACAACTTATGAGTATGACCAATATAAAAAAGTACTTAATGACACAAAATTATATGGTCACTATAGAGGGAACGACTTTTATTGTACCGGCTATGTGGATAAAGCTACATGGGATAAAATACATGAAATATTAAAGGGAAATGTAAGAAAACGAAAAACTAACAGGGTTTATCTGTTCAGCGGGTTATTGACTTGCCCTTGCTGCGGTAGAAAAATGACTGGTATAACGTCAAGTAAAAGAACCAATAAAAAACCCAATGGTAAGGTATATGTTTATGATCGCCCAATATATCAGTACCGCTGTAATAAATTTAAAATGTCTAAACTTTGCTCTTTTAACAAATATCCTAATGAGGAGCGCATGGAAAAAGCACTATTAAACAACCTTAACCGCTTCATAAATAACCATATAACACATGTTAAAATTACAGCTAACACCAACACCCATACGGACGGCGTAAAAAACTCTATAGCTAATTTACAGGCTGAAATGAGTAGACTAAATAGCATGTATAGAAAAGGCAGAGTTAAAGA